AAAGTGATTAAACCACGTCATCTTTTTTTGATAACGTGGGTTCTTAGGATTGTATAAATTAAACTTTTCCCAGTTCTTAATTTTGTACATCTGTATCTTCCAATCCAATATTAATTGACTCAAATACTAAATCATAAATATCTCTTGGCAATGAAAAGCCATCAGATGTTGGAATTAAACCAGCCTCTAATAATGCTTCAATCCTTACTAATGCGTCTCTTTCTTTCATATTGCTCTCCATAAAGTTAATAATGCCAAAAAAGATTAACATAACTAATTCTAGATGTAAACTAATTATTTGTTAGAAAATGCTTGACAATGTATTTTAGGTCATTAATATAGGCATTGTAGTATTTAACCAGGAGAGAAACATGAGTGTAAAAACAATGATAGTAATAGCAGTAGCATTTTGGGCTTATGTATGGCTTTGCTTACAAATCATGGGTAAGTTAGCAGGTGCAATATGAATAAATATATTGTTTGCTTTATGATAATTTTTATAGGATACTTTGTATGGCGAATGGTTTAGAAGAAGTAGCAGATATTCTTAAACGATTGAATGACGAACTTAAATTAGATAACGACAAATGGGAGAGAGCAAATGAGTCAGCAACAACACTACGACCAAAGGATGATGGAACAGCACCAACAAGAAGTAATGAACACTTTAAAATTAGTAACAGGAGAGAAACAGATGAACTATAACGAACTACGCAAGATTAATGTATCAGAACATATTGAGAAAAAGAATGGTCTATCTTATTTATCATGGGCTTGGGCTGTAGACACGCTTCTACAGCAAGACCCAACTGCTACATGGACTTATGGTGAGCCTAAACAGTTTGGTGAAACACTTATGGTATTCTGCACAGTCCATGCGTTTGGTAAGTCTATGACTTCACAATTACCTGTGCTTAACTTTAGAAACCAAGCTATCCCTAACCCAGACGCTATGGCAGTTAATACAGCTATGCAGCGTTGTTTAGCTAAAGCTATTGCTTTACATGGCATTGGTCTTTACATCTATAGCGGTGAGGATATTCCAGAGTCAGAACAACCAGCTCCAAAGGCAGTATCTAGCAAGGACTTTCTATGATAGAACAACGCACAGAAGAGTGGTTTCAGCAAAGATTAGGCAAGGTGACAGCATCCAGAATATCGGATGTTATCGCCAAGACTAAAACAGGTGTATCTACATCTCGTCAAAACTACCTTGTCCAACTTGTATCAGAACGCATTACAGGAAAAAAGGGGGACAGCTTTGTTAATCAGGCTATGTTGGATGGTATTGAAAGAGAAAGTGCTGCTAGGGAGCTTTATGAAAGAACTAGAGGGGTATCTGTAACAGAAGTCGGTTTCTTTGACCATCCTATTATTAAGAATAGTGGTGCTAGTCCAGACGGAGCTGTAAATGCAGAAGAAGAAGGTAAGTATGCAGGTCTTATTGAGATTAAATGTCCTATAGAAACAACCCATACTAATACGCTTATGAGTAAGTCAGTTCCTAGTAAATACATTCCACAGATGCAATGGCAGTTAGCTTGCACCGGTGCTAGATGGGTAGACTTTGTAAGCTATAATCCTAACTTCCCTGAAGAACTACAACTATTTGTAGCAAGGGTTGACAGGGATGATACTTACATAGGAGAATTAGAAGCAGAAGTAATTAAGTTTTTAGACGAAGTAGAACAAACAATTATTAAACTAAAGGAGTAATATATGGCTGAGTACGATAACACAAACAAAATGGCTGGTTGGTTAAAAGAAAAAGATGGAAAAAAATATATATCAATTTCAGCTAATGTTGATGGTATAGAAATTAGCGGTGCATTATATAAAAATGATATTGAGCCTGGGTCAAAGCAACCTTTATATTCTGGACCTATTGGAGTTAGAGCTGAAAAACGTGCTAAACCTGCTGTTGAAGGTGCAGATGATAGTAGCATACCTTTTTAACGCAAAAAGGGGTTTAACACCCCTTTGTGTGCGTTGTAGAGCTATTTATTCATAACGTACATAGTTACTTCAAAGCCGAATCGCATTTCTTGAGCTGCTGGAGTTGTCCACATGGTATTTATCCTTAATTAATATATTATGCTTAATTGCACAATATAATGGAATTATACGCTTATGTGGATTTGATAGACACCAGATAATCATTAAAGGTAGATAATGGATATACATATTTCAGAGCATGATGTACATTGTATTAGTTTGGCAACTTACACAGAAGCAAACACAGAGCCACTACAAACTAAATTGGGAGTTATTTTTACGATAATGAATAGAGTTAGGTCTGGTAAATTTGGTCGTGATGCGTGTGAGGTAATTTTTTCCAAAGGGCAATTTATCGGAATACAAGATATGATGAAAGTTAATGAAAAAAATATAGATAAAGTAGCATTATTAAAGACTAAACTTTTAGTAGTGGACACATTGTTTTTTAAGAAGTATGCTAATCCTATTGGAAATACTACATATTATTTTCATGATGATAGTATAGACATGCAACATATTTGGAAAAAAAAGAAAGTAGTTAAACTTGGAAGGATGGTGTTTTACTAATGGCTAAAAAAGAACCTGTAGCATGGCTTTATGAGGAATTTGATGTTAGGTCTGGTGATTTAAAGAAGTCTTATTTATGGTCATTTCATCCTAACCAACTCTCATATTTAAACGACTTAAAGAACACAACGCATCATATTAAGATAACACCATTAGTGCCTGGTGAACCTGTAGAAGAATATAAAGGATTATCTAAATACGATAGCAAGAAATTAACGGAGGCACATGGTGGACTCTAAACCACTTACGCAAGAAGAGATTATAAAAGCATATAAACAAGCATTTGGAAAAGGTGACCAACTTGTCACACTTGAAAAGATATTTAGATTTGCTAGACTTATAGAACAATTGCATGGAGTAAAAGATGTACACTAAACTAGATGACCAAAGACAAGCAAAGTTTGTTATAAACTATGTTACTGCACATCCTGGTTGCAGCATTAAACAAATTGTGCAAGAATGCGTCATTGCTAGAACACGATTGAAATACTTGGAAAGTCAAGGGTATTTGATTTTGCCTAAGTGGACTTATAGCAATGAATTAGATAAAAGATTTAAGAATAGAAAATATGTATCTGTAACTGTAGGAAGGGAGTATGGCAGATGGCAAGAGCAGAAAAGATATTAGAAGTAGTAGTATGGCTGTTGATTCTTGGTGGTATAGGTTGGTTTTTTTATGGTTGTTATCAGTTAATTGATTTATTTTTTATAAGGGGATAAGAATGGTTGATTTAGTGAATAGACCACCGCATTACTTAGTGGGCGGTATAGAAGCAATAGATGTAATTAAAAGTCGTTTGACTAAAGAAGAGTATATTGGGTATCTAAAAGGTTGTAAGCTCAAGTATGACTTACGCTATCCATTTAAAGATAATCCACAACAAGATTTAGAAAAGTCTGATTGGTATAAAAACAAACTATTAGATGCTACTAAAGATGATGGAGTTGATATTCCACCAGAACTAGAAGCTCAATTACAAAGGTTTGATGATGAGTAAAATCTATTGGATATTTATTACTGTTTTAGCTGCACTAGCTATTTGGGGAACAGAAAAGGCTATAGGTCAAACTACTACTATACTAGCACCTGATGGGTCTGTAACCGTCTGTCAGGTCTATAATGGCACTGTAATCTGTGTCTAATGCTATGCGTAATGCGTATGCTAGTCATACAGACTTTGGCTTTTTAAGAGGTGTAATACTAGATAATCCAAAAGCTATGCCATCTAACATTGACATGGTTTTTGAAAGACGAGGAAACTTTCTTATTGGAGAGTGGAAGCGTGAAGATGAGGATATATCTTTAGGTCAAAAGATACTGTTAAAAGCATTAGCAGACCAAGATAAGTTTACTGTGTTAGTTATAAATGGGTATAGTGATGATACTGGAACTGAGGTAGATAAGTTTTACAAAGTTACCCAGGATAAACTTGTTATTCTTGGTAATGGTATAGAAGGATTAAAAGACTATATAGACGCTTGGTATCAGTCATCCAATGGAGTAAGTTCACTATAGAGCGATAATTCCTCACCACTAATTTCTATAAGTGAGTCATCATCTAGCTGAATGACAATAGTGCTATCGCCATGTAATGCTTCACAAGATACAATCACTCTGCCTAGCATGTGATTACAAATAATTTCTACATCTGAACGTTGCATAATTGTCCTATATATTTACTAAAGAATCTTTGGCAATCTTTTCTGATTTAACAGACCTTGCCCACGACCCACAATTTTGACATTGATAGCGTTGATAAATAGCAGTCCTACTTCTTTGTGTACCACGAGATTGTAATTTGCGTGAAGCACAATTAGGACAACAAACGTCAACAGAATATGCGTTATGATTTGGATGTTGTTTAAT